GCCGGGGGCGCTGGTGGCGTAGGGCGCGCGCACCGCGAACGGCAGGTTGGTGGGCATGTAGAAGCCATTGGCCGCCTTGCCGGTGCGCTTGGCGATGTCGTTGCTGATTTCGAGCTCGAAGCCGGCGTCCTTCCAGTTGCCGGAGATGGCCGCGTTGATGGCGCGGATCATGCTGTAGCGGGCTTTTTCCTTGTCCGACAGGTCGGGCGCGTGGCCGTTGGCGGTGAGCGACTGGGCCTGGCCGCGCTTGCCGAGCTCCACCAGCACGAGGCCGCGGGCCTCGGGGATGGTGGTGCCGTTGCGGATCATCTCGGCGCGCATGTCGGCCGAGATCTTGTGCGAAGCGCACATGGCCTCGATCTCGGCGATGCGGGCGCGCTCCTGCGCGGCGGCGTCCTGCCGCTGGGCGTTGATGTCGATGACGGGGGCGGCGGTTGCTGCGGTGCCCGCCTGGGGGGTGACGACTGGATCCATGGTGTTTCCTTGGCTGGTTGAAGTGCTACGCACGGCGGGCGCCGGCGCGGTGGGTGAAACGGTGGTGGTGGTGGGTTCGGTTTGCGAAGCCGCGGCGCGGGTGACGCGCACGGGCAGTTCGCCGGTTTCGGGGGCGCGGCCGACGCCGACGGTGGGGTCGGCCGGCACGCTGACGATGGAGATCTCCATCGGCGTCCACTGCGTGCCCATGTACTGGTCGTTGCCCATGTCCTGGTAGTCCTGCACGCGGTACATGAAGCTGACGTTGCGCAGAATGTTGTCGGCCACGAGCTGCATGACTTCGTTGCCGCGCGGGGTGTTGGCGAAGCGCACGGTGGCGAAGCCCTTGCGCTGGCCGGCGTCGATCTGCGCCTGCTGCACGACGCCGATGACGTCGTCCATGTTGTGGTTGAACAGCAGCGGCGCGCCGTCGTTGAGGCGCGACAGGTCGGCCGCGCCGGGGGCGTGGCTGAGGATTTCGTCGCCGAACCAGCGCTCCACGGGGAATTCGCTGCTCCAGCTCAGTTGCAGGGTGCGGGCTTCGGTGTCGAGCGCGGGCGGGGCGTTGCCGTCGTCCATCATCGGCATGAAGCGGGTGAGCGGCGGCAGCTTGGTGGGCGCGGCCTTGCGTGTTTGCACGGCGGATGTTTTGGCGAGGTCTGTCATGCGGCCTCCTGCTGGTTGGGATCGGTGGCGTCGACGCCGGTGGCGCTGCCGGTGTTGTTGCCGTCCTGCTGGGTGGCGACGTCCGCGTTGATGACGGATACCGGGCTGATGCCGACCTTGGCGGGCGCGGCGCTGGTGCTGAAATGCAAGTCCATTTCGGCCATGAGGTCGAGTTCGGCGCGGCGCGCCTTGAGCACGTCCTCGAGGTCCTGGCCGTTGCCGGTGGCCGCGATGACGTCGGCCACGGTCATGAAGCCGGCCTGCACGGCGGCCTCGAACGCGGCCACTTCCTTCACCGGGTCGATCCAGCTCCAGCCGCGCGGGCGGAAGCGCACGGCCTGGTACTTGGCCTTGGCGGTGAAGTAGTCGTTGAACGGCAGGATGCTGGCCGTCACGGTGGCGTCGAGCCATTCGCGGTGCACGCGGGCGCGGAAGTTGCGCACGAACCAGCTTTGCAGCACGCGCCAGAGGTCGCGGTCGTCGAGCAGCGCCAGGCGGCTGCTGCTGTAGTTGCTTTGGGAGTAGTCGCGGCTGATGCTTTCGTAGCTGCAGCCGGTGGCGCTGGCAAAGCCGCGCAGCATCAGGCGCATGAATGGATCCATGGCCGGGTTCGGTCGGCTGGGGCTGAAACCGGTGAACTTCTGCCCCGGAAGCAGCTGCTGGACGATGCCGGGCTGCAGGTCGGTGAGCGGAGGTTCGGCGGGGTCCGTCGTGGTGTCGTCGCTGCCCTGCAGTTCGGGCGTTTCGACGATGCCCATGATGTTGGCCGCGGCGCGCGCGGCGACGATCTCGGCCTCGGCGTAGCCGCCGATGTCGTGCAGGCGCTTGAGGCCGGCGTGCATCCACGGCACGCCGCGCGTTTGCGGCAGGCGGTCCTGCACGTAGAGGTGAATCATGTCTTCGGCCGGCACGCGGATGAAGCGGCTTGGCTGAAAACTGGTGAACTGGTAGTCGCCGGGGTGGGTGGGATAGAGCCAGTAGGCTTGCGGGCGGCCCCACTTGTCGATTTCCACGCCCATGCGGATGGCGTTGCCGTTGGGCGCGTCGGCCGTCTGCCAGGTGTCGATGAGGCGGTCGGCCTCCATGACTTCCAGCGCGAAATGCGCCTTGCCGCCGCCGAAGGGCTGGCGCACGATGCGCACCAGGGCCTCGCCGGACTCGAACAGCTCGCCGAGCAGCAGGCGCTCGATGTCGTGGAAGTGCAGCGTGCCGCCGGTGTGGCAGACCTGGCCGTCGCACCAGGCGGCCCAGGCGTCCTCGATCTGGCTGTTGATGTTGTCTTGCAGACGTCCGCGCTGGTTGACGACCTGGGCCTGCATGCCGATGCCTTGGCCGACGACGTTGTTCTGCACCAGGCGCTTGGCGCGCAGGGCGTATTCGTTGTCGCGCGTGAGCTGGCGGCTGCGGCTGCGCAGGGCGCGCAGGCTGGTGACGAGTTCGCTGTCGGAACTGGTGTTGAGGGGGTTCCAGTCGGACGTGAGGCGGCTGTACTGCGCGCCGGCATAGGCACGCGCAGCGCGTTGCTTGACCGGTTTGGACGGTGCGATCCAGCGAGCCAGGGCCGCGCGCGCGCCGGTGAGAATGGACGGCGCGCTCACCGGAACCTCACCAGCAGCTTGGACGGGTCGCCCAGGCCTTGCGCGGCGGCTGCCGCGTGTTTTTCGTTGGCCACGCGCACGCGCCAGTAGTTGACGAGCGAGAGCAGCTCGGCGGCGGTTTCGAACGTCATGCTGCGCCCGCCGATGCTGTAGCTGCGCACGCGGCCGCCGCTGGCCTTGAAGCTGGCCAGCGCGGCCTCGGCGTCGCCCAGGGCTTTTTGCGCCGTAGTGCGTGGGTCGTACCCGGCGGCGGCGAGGGTGAGGTCCGGCTGCACGTCGATGGTGCCGCTGGACAGGGTGGCGCGCACGCCGGCGGCGTCGGTGGCGGTGTAGATCCAGCCGTAGGCGCCTGCGGTGAGGGCGGCGGTTTGCGCGCCTGTGGCGGCGAGCAGCCAGTTGCCGGCGGCATCGACCTGGGTGGTGTCGGCGGTGAGGTCCAGCGTGCTGGCGCCGCGCAGCGAGAGTTTGAGCGACCAGCCGCCGGCGGCGCTGATGAGGCGCCCATCAATGAGGGCGCAGGGCGCCACGCTGAGATTCAGCGCGTCGCCTTGAACGAAAGATGTGAGGGCTGGAAGCATGCCGCCATGGTCACAGCCCGCAGGGAAATAAATAAGGCAAAACGCTTCACTTTTTTATAGCGGTTGGCCTGGAGGCGCGCCACTGCCGTGTGATTTCGTCCTGCAGGGCGTCGGCGGCGGCGTCGCCGCGCAGGCGGCGCACGTCGGCCAGGTAAATGCGGCGCGCGGGAAGCGGCCAGCGCAGGACTTCGCGCGCCTCGCAGGCGCGGCGGTGGGGCTCGGTGCGCGCGTAGACCTGCTCGGCCGTCATGCCCTGCAGCGCGCACGGATGGCGCTGGCCATCTTGGCGTAGAGCTTGGTCATGTCGGGCTGCAGCCCCATGACGGCGGCGAAGTAGATCACGGCGTAGGCGTAGGGCCAGAACCACCAGGCGAGGCGCACGGTGATGCGGATGGACGGGAGGTCTTGCGGCATGGTCAGCCTTTCGACGCGGCGTTGTAGTGGCTGATGGCGGGGTTGCGGGCCAGGATCTGGCGCACGCGGCGCACCGTGAGGGTGTAGCGATGCGCCAGCGTGGCGACGCCGTGGCCGCTGGCGTATTCCTCGCAGATGGCGCGGTCGCGCAAGGCGTGGCCGTGGGCGCGGACATAGGCGCGGTCGCCGCCGAAGATGGCGCGCATCTCGGTGTCGACCGCGCGCAGCACGGGAGCGACCTGCTGCGCCGGCACGCCGCGCGCCGACAGGCACTGTTGGATGACGCGCAGGGTATGGGTGAGCAGATCGTCGGGCATGGGCGTCTACCAGGTGCGGGTCTTGAAGCCGCCGGGTGGGCGGGGGACGAAAGGCGCGGGTTTTTTCGCGGGGGGCGCGGCGATCGGCGCGGATTGCGGCGGCGCGGTGTCGGCCTCGGGTTGGGCTTCGGGTTCGAGCATGGCGGCGCGGCGGTCCCAGTCGGCCGCGCGCCACTTGTGCACGTAGAGTTCGGGGTGGTGGCTGGCGGCTTCGGCGTAGACCCAGGTGTCGAGCGCTTCGTTGCGGCGGCCCTTCTTGAGTTCCCAGCGGTTCTTGCTCGGGTTGAAGACCTCGGCGGTGAGTTGCTGGAAGAACGCGGTGTCGAGCTGCTGCGAGAAGCGCACCTTGCGGTCCTCGGCGGCCTTGTCGGTGTCGAGGTGCAGCAGGTTGTAGAGCAGGTGCTTGACCACGTCGCTGCCCACGGTGTAGAGCGCCACGCCTTTTTTCACGACCTGATTCTTCCAGTTGACATCCTGCATGCTGGGTTTGCCGAGGATGGCACGGCCTGGGGTGCTGGCGCCCTTGACGGCGATGCAGCGGCGCACGCGGCGGCTGCGCACGAACTGGTAGACGGCGTGGGTGTGGTGGCCGCCGGTGTCGATGGCGGTGGCGTCGAGCTTCATGCGCCGGCCGAAGGCGTTGGAGAATTCGGCGGCGTTGAGGTAGTCGGCAAGGCGGTCCCACAGGCCTTCGTCGGCCGGGTTGCCGGGCAGCACGTGGTAGTCGATGGTCCAGCGCCTGCCGTTGCGGCCGAAGCCGCGGATCTGGATTTCCAGGCGGTCGTCTTGCGTATCGACGCCGGCGGTGAGCACCAGGCAGCCCTGCGGGATGGTGCGCAGGGGGTAGGGTTCGGCGCGCTGCTCGATGACGCTGGCCTTGATGTCGGCCGAGCGGTCGGCCCAGGTTTCGGCGAGGCGGGTGTTGACGAAGACGACGAGTTTTTGCGGGTTGTCCTGCGCGTCGAGCCATTGCTGGGCGAGTTCGGCCCAGGTCTTGCCCAGGCCGAGTGGGGTGTAGAGGGCGTTGATGTGGTAGCTGGGATAGGGCGCGCCGGGTTCGCCGGCGATCCAGCGCGCCTGGCCGCCGTGGCCGAGTTCGGCCAGCATGCCGGGCTTGTGGTGTTCCTCGATTTCGGCGCCGCACTCGGCGCAGACGTAGTGCGCGCCGAGCACGCGGCGCGCGTTGCGCGGGTCCTTGGTCCAGCGCAGGTTGCCCCAGGTGAGAACCTGCAGGTGGCCGCAGTGCGGGCATGGCACGTGGTAGCGCCGCTGGTCGCCGCCCTCGAACAGGTCTTCGATGGCGCTGGCTTCCTTGACGGTGGGGCTGCTGGGGGCGTAGACCTTGCCGTCGTGGAAGGTGGTGATGCGCACCTCGAGCAGGCCGAGCACGTCGCCCTGGTTGCCGCCGCGCGGGTATTCGTCGATTTCGTCGGCCAGGGCGTAGCGCAGGGACGTGCTTTTGAGTTCGGCGGTGCTGCCGGCGGTTTTGGCGTAGAGGATGCCGCCGGAGAACTTTTTGCGTTGCGCGGAGTTGTTGCCCTCGCTGTTGCTGCGCCGGGCGAGCACGGCGGCGATGGCGGGGGTGTCGGCGGCCATGGGCTCGAATTTCTGGGTCATCCAGTCGCCCAGGCTTTTCTCGGTGGGCATGACCACCGCCACCGGACCTTTGGCGTGGGCCATGATGTAGCCCAGCCAGTTGGATCCGACCTCGGTGCCGCCCACCTGGCTTGGCTTCATGAAGGCCACGAGCTTGGCGGGCGCGGTCTCGGAGAGCTGGTCCATGATCTCGCGCAGGTAGGGGGTGCGCGAGGTTTTCCAGGCGCCTGGCTCGGCGCTGCCGACCTCGGAGAGCACGCGGTTGGCGTCGGCCCATTCGCTGACCGACAGCGCCTGCTTGGCGCGCCAGCCGCGCGCGAAGGCGCGCAGGGCCAGCGGCGAGCGCAGGGCCGCGGGCAGAAGATCAGCCGCGCCCATCGCCGTCACCCTGGGTGAGTTGCGCGAGCTGGCGCTGCGCGTCGGCGTGCATTTCGCGCATGAGCGCGCCGATGTCTTCGCGCAGCACGGCGCGGATGGCGTCGAGTTCCTTGCCGTACAGGCGTGGCGCGGTGCGGTGGGGCAGGTTCTCGAGGCCCTGGCGGGCGATGGATACGACGTCGTCGAGCGCGGCGATGACGTCGGCGCGCGGCAGCAGCTCGCCGATGATGCGCTGGTACTCGGCCTGGGCCTGCAGGGCGAGGTATTTTTCCTTCATGGCGCGCGAGGCCTGGAAGCTGGAGCCGACGGCGTCGGCTGCGTCGGCATCGGCGGCGGCCTGCGCGGCTTTATGGGCGCCCGGTGATGCCGAAGACGGGGCCGTGGCGCCGTTTTCGCCGCGTTGCGTGTGGGTGTGTTGCATGACGGGCTGCGCAACGGCTGCAACGGCCTGTTTTTCCGTTTTTTGTAACCGTGCGGCGGCGTGCCGGGCGGCGACGTCGTCGCGCCGGGCATCGGCGGTGGCGGCGATGAGGTCGAGGCTGGCGGCGACGTTGACCAGGCCGTTTTCGATGACGAGGCGCCCGGCATGCCGCAAACGGGTGACGGTGGAGCGGTTCCAGCCCTGCATTCGGGCGAATTCGGCCATTTTGACGAGCATTCGTGCTGTTTCTGTCATGATTCAAGCCCCTGCAATGACTAAACCGGGCGAAAACGCACGGGTCGGGCAAAACGCACGGGTAAGCGCACGGGTGAGCGCACGGGTTAAGCCCTTGATATTCCTCATAACGCACGGGCGCACAGGTAGATGGGTACGCGCATACGTGAGAAAAATTTGCAATGGCATCGAGGCGCGGTGCGTGCGCACGCGCACACGGGCGCGTGGATGGCGGCCCGTGCGCCCGTGCGTTTCCTTTGAAATCAATGCTTTAACCCGTGCGCTCACCCGTGCGCTCACCCGTGCGCCCGTGCGTTTCATAGGCGGGCCTGCGCTGCGTTGCGAAACGCGAAAAAACACCGGGTACTCCACTGGGCGAGGGTCTCTGCGGGATCGTGGGGCACGGTGGGCGCGCCGCGGGCGGCGGCCTCGGCGATGTCGCTCGCGGAGGGCAGCACCATGCGCTGGCGTTTGCGGTCGCCCATGAAGTGCAGGTTCTCGAAGCGGTCGCGGTGTTCGGCGATCCAGCCCTGGCGCTTGGTGAGGTGGCCGATGAACTGGTTTTGTGGGCGTGGCCTGGGCTCGCCCTGCAGCTTGCACCAGCGCAGGTAGGCGTCGTACACCTGTTGCGTGCCGGCTGGGCAGATGGGCAGCGGGCCGGCTTCGTCGTCGAAGCAGATGTTGCCGAGCATCCATTCGGCGGCGAAGCGTTCCTCGCTGTTGGCGCTGACATCGATGAGCTCGCGCTTGGCCACGGTCATGGGCGGCCAGGTCCAGGGCTTGAAGTCGGTGAGATCGACGTGGAGCAGGAAGTGATGCAGCGCGGCGATGCCGCCGGCCTCGATTTCCTCGTCGATGGCGGCGTAGAAGCGCGGGTCGAGTTTCGGCGGGGTCCAGATGACGCAGTGGCGGCGGTCGTCACCCTCGAGCACGACGGGCTGCTTCTCGTTCGAGAGGAACACCAGGTTCATGTGGTTGCGCTCGGTGTGCGCGGCCACGTTCTTGGGGTTGACGCGGATGGTTTCGCCGGTGATGAAGGTCTTGAGCAGGTTCTTGAGGTGGTATTTCTCGGTGTTGGCGACGATTTCGTCGGCCAGCACGAAGAGCTTGCGGCTGACCCAGTCGGCGTTGAACTTGTCTTCGATGGCGCCTTGATTGAGGACGATGCCGTACTCGCCGTAGATCTTGGCCACGGCCTCGAAAAACCGGCTTTTGCCGGTGCCCTGCGGGCCGTGCACGACGATGGCGCTGGCCATCTTGGCGCCGGGGTGCTGGATGGGGTAGGCCAGCCACTGCAAAACCCACATGTAGAGCTGCTCGGAACTGCTCTCGCCACTGCAGATGTGCTCGAGCAGGGCGAGCAGGTTGTCGCACCGGCCATAGCGCGGCTGGGTGGGCCAGCCTCCCCAGAGGTTGCAGCGGATGTTGGGGTCTTCGCCGCCGGGGTCGAACCCGATCTGGTCGATGTAGACGGCGCGGCTTTTCCAGGTGGGGTGATCCTTCACGTCGTCGCCGCGCACCCGCGCCGGGAGCATGCGCAGCACCTTGCTGATGCGGCAGAGGCTGCGCGTCCAGGTGTCGAACACGTATTCGCCGGTGTCGTCGTCCACGGCGATGAATCGATCCACCACCTGTTCCAGCGGGAGGATGGAAACGGCGTCGGGCCGGCCGTCTTCGGCATTCCCCGCCCCCCTGTTTGGCGCGGCCCCGCGCGAGGGCGCTTCGGCGGAAGACCAGCCTGCCGAGGTCAGGGCCGCGTCGATCTGCGCACGCACGACGTGCAGGCCGCCCTGCGGGTGGGTGTGCAGGTCGTTGAAGTCGGTGGGTCCCTTGCGATCGGTGGGCCGCTCGGTGGGCCACTGCGGCAAGACCCAGGCGCCGGACACTGCGGCCGCCGCGGCTTCGGCGCGCCGGGCGCCGGTGTTGATCTTGCGGTGGTCTCCGCCGCAGTGGGCGCAGGATGGGGCGGAGACCAGGGTGAGCTTGTCGCAGGCGGCGCACTTGGCGATGTAGTCATCGTCCCCGCAGACGAGGATGCGCGCGTGGCGATAGCGTTTGACGATTTGTTGTGCGACGGGCAGCAGGTTGCCGGCATCGAAGGCGACGATGACCGGCAGGCCGGTGGCTTCGTGCAGGCTGGCGCCGGTGGCGAAGCCCTCGGCCAGCAGGATGACGCCGCGCGCGCGTGGCGCGCCGATCTCGGCCCAGTGGCCTTGCTTGGCCAGGCCTGGCGGCGTGAAGTCCTTGTCGCGCGGTTTGCCGGCGCCCTTGGCGAGGGGCTTGTCGTAGATGACCTGCAGGCCGTAGATGCGGCCGTCGCCATCGAGCACAGGCACCACCAAGTTTCCCGAGGCGGACACGCGCGCGCCATAAAGCTTTCCGGGCGGCAGGCCTTTGCGGGTTAGGTAGGCGCTCGTGCCGGACTCCGCGCATTGCGCCCACCAGCGCGAGGCGCGGGCGGCGGCGCGGTCGATTTCATGCCGCCGCTCGGCCTCGGCGCGCTTGCGGTCCTCGGCCTGGCGTGCCTTGGTGGCGGCGAGCTGGTCGGCATCGAGGGCCTGGCGTTCGGTCTTGGGCAGCAGGATTTTCTGCGCACCGTTGTCATCACCCTGCCAGATGCCGAAGCTCCCGGCGATGAGGCGCTGACCATCGCCGAGGGTGAGCTCAAAGAACCGATACCAGCCGCGCTTTTCGCGGTCGCCTTCGACCAGGCAGCGCACCGGGCGGCTGGTGCCGACCTGCAGCGCGCCGTCCTTGATGATGAGGCCGGCCGCGCGAAGCTGGCCGAGCACGTCGTCGTGATTGATCCAGCTCATGCGTTCCTCGCCAGCATCCAGCGCACGGCGCGCTGCACTTCGATGGGGAGGTCCGCGTTGATCTTGGCCAGCACGCGCGTGCGAATCTTGGTGGAGCTGAACATTTGCTGAATGTCGATGACCTGCAGGGGCCTGATGGCCGATTTGGGATCGTTCGGGTTTTCGCGCACGAAGATCGTGCGCCCCTTGTTGCCGATGAAGGCACCCGGAATGGTGATCAAGGGACCGCCCTTCTTGATGCGAAAACGCAGCTGCTGCTGCGTCCCGGCCTTGGACCGCCGGCGCCGCTCGGCCAGCGAGACCTTTGTTTCCAGGAAGTGAATGAGGTTGAGCGAACGCCCGCGCTTGCTGGATGAGCCGAAGATGTTGATCCATGCCACCAAGCGGCCGTCAGCCTTCGCGCTGGCGTTGTGCAGTTCGATGGCATTGCGCACACGGGTCGCGTCCACCGCGTATTCCTGCCTCACCGCCCGGCTGATCTCGGCCCTCGCCTTCTGCGCCGTCTTGTTGATGGCCGCCGCCATCGCCCGCCCACGCAAGTCGCCATCGAGCCGCGACAGGTTGGCCTTGACCCCAGCGATGCCGCGCACCTTGATGGTGAGATGCAAGCTCATGCACGCCGCCCGTGAATCAGCGGCGCGGCATCACCATGCGCCAACTGTTGCCTAAGTCCAACCATCACGCACAACCTCCGTTCCGCGCCGCTTCGTACCCGTACGGGCCGATGCCAGGGAGGACCCGCGCCCGGCTGTTGCTTGAGCGTTTGATGGCGCTGCATTTTTCGCATGGCGAAGCCACAAGCAAGGGGTGCGGGGTCACACCAAGCCCGCGCGCTGCATGGCTTGCTGCAATTGCGCGTGCAATCGCTTGACCTCCTGCATCGCCGCGTCGCGCTTGTCGGGCGCATAGAAGCGCGACAGCAGGTATTCGATGGGCGTCATGTCGCCGGTCTTCTCGATGTACAGCTCGAGGCTGTCCACGCTGAAGTGACGACTTGGGTCCTCGCTCAACTGCACGGACAGGTTGCTCGGCGCCGTGTCCAGGTCAATGGCCACCCGCTTGAGACCCCGTTGATAAATTCCCGTGGCCACACATTCGCGCAGTGACCTGTAGCGCTCAGCCAGGCCTGGTTCGAGTTCCAGGGTGAGTTGGTTTGGAGCTTTGATAACGCCTGATTTCATCTCTTATCCCTGGTTATCAAGACAGAGCAAAACAATGCTTGCTATGGACATGCACACGCAAAAAAGAAAAAGCCAACCCTCGCGGGCTGGCGAAGTCGCCCTGACTGGCAACGGAGACAAGCTGGCGCGCGCCGCGCATCCGGCGAGAATCTAGGCTTCTCACAGCAACCGAACCGAAAGGGGCGCGCATGAACAAACCCATGAATGCCGAAGTACTCGACGCGATCAACGCGATGCAGCAAGTTCTCAAGGCTTTGACCATGGCTTCGCTGCAACTCAATCCAGATGCTGCGGATCGGTTTGCCGGCACGCTGGAAGATCAGGCCGAAAAAGCAAACCTGCATCCGATTGCGGTGTTGATGCTGCACGATCTGGCAGCGGGCGCCCGTGCGCTAGCACCTGGCCGTCCGCCGACAAACTGAACAATGGCTTGCTCAGCCACGCCAGAATTTCCGGCGTGAGCTTGAATTCATGTTGCCGCATGAGCGTTCTCCTGGGTGTCGGCCGCAACCGGCGGCCACGGGTGTTCGGCATCGATCAGCTCGGGCCAGATGTCGCCCCAGTCGGTGGGGCGAAGGCCGCGGCGCGTAACTGCACCCAAAGTAGATCTCTCGATTGCTGCCGCCAACTCAGGGGATGACTTGCGAAAGCCGCCGGCAATGTTGTTCAGGAAACCCACGCTCGTCTTGCAAGCAGAGGCGATCTCTTCCTTTCTTTTCGCCGGCGTGGAGCGCCAATAGGTGGTGAATTGCATGACCACATTACACCCATCGGTGAACCCTTTGTCAACACCTCAAGGTGAACATGCTGATGTTCAATGCCTTACTATGGGGATACGAAACCAAAAGTTACGCGAGTGGGCTCAGGCCCTCGGCTATGGCCCGAGCGACCTTACGGCAAAATTTGGTCGATCTGACAGCTTTTGGAGTGATCGGCTGAGGAATCGTGCGATCGGGGAAAAACTGGCTCGTGAACTGGAAGAGAAGATGCTAAAGCCAGTCTATTGGCTCGATGATTTCCACTACTCGAACGCTCAGCCAACGCCACACAATGTCAGCGAGCCAAATTCAGAGATTGGAGATGTGGTACCTATTTTTGCCATGCGACCAGTTCCTGTCGTTGGCTGGGTCAAAGGCGGCTCAGACGGATATTTTGACGAAATGCAATATCCTGCCGGATATGGCGAAGAATTCATTTATCACCCCATACGCGACGTCGATGCCTATGCTGTCCGTGTCAAGGGCGATTCAATGCAACCGCGGTATCGATCTGGCGAGTTCATCATTGTCGAGCCGAGCGCAGAGGCACAACCCGGAGACGATGTTGTTGTGATCTGTAAAGATGGAAGAAAGATGCTGAAATCACTAGGATGGACGCGGGATGGAGTCGTTTCTCTACTATCCATCAACAACGAATATCCGCCTATCACACTCGAACTTAGCTCCATAGAACGGATGCATGCCGTGGCTGGATGCGTACCATCACGCACCTTGTTTCGCATTTCTAGGTGATCGATTTATGATGAGTCATAAATCATCACACAAAGCACAAAATAGGAGGACATATGATGAACAAAATCAAACTTATTGGCATGATGGTATTCATTGCCGCAGCGACATGGGGTTGCGCAACAACTCCGAAGGCCAGCGAAGAGCAAAAGATTGCAGCCATGATGCCTGTGCACTGCCCAGACAAACAAACTTGCGAGGTTCAGTGGCAAAGAGCACAGGCATGGGTAGCTTCTCACAGCGCTTACAGGATGCAGATCGTGAGCGATTCCGTGCTTCAAACATACGGACCAATGGGGTCCGACACCGGCCTTGCCTTCATGCTCACAAAGACTCCCAATCTGCAGGGAGGAGCTGCCATAACCATCAGAGCTAGCTGCGACAACATGTTCGGATGCATCCCGGATCGCTATCTTGCCATCCTGAGCTTGAAAGCTGACATGCAGAGCGCAGGTCCTTAGAGCAGACGTCAAACCCAAACAAAGGCCGCTTCACGCGGCCTTTTTTGTGCGCACCTTTTATCAGGGTTTTCACCATATCGCCCAAAACTTCACCGCATGGTGTTGACAAAACATTCACCGAAGGGTGTAATTTGGTGCAGCGAACACCAATCGCTGCCCATCAACACCACGGAGGCCATCATGTCCTGCTCTCACCACTGCAACCAAGGCCGCAACTGCAACGGCTCATGCCGCCAAGCGCGGCAAGAGCGCGAAGATGCGCTCGGCTACGCCCTGCTCTATGCGGGCTGGGCTGTGATGTTCGGCTTGATCTCCTGGGTCGTTTGGGCCTGAGCCATGACCACGACGCCCATCACCATGCTCGACCTCGACGATCTGCGCTGCATGGCCGAGGACGCAGAGGACGACCTGAGACGCACCGAAACGGCGCTGCGGCAGGCCCGGCTGAACCATGAGACCGCCATGCGCGCCTACATCCTCGGCAGCCGCCAACTGATGGCCCAGCTCGCCACGCCCATTCCCGCACCGCCCGGCGCGATGCGCCTGCCCACTGACATGACCACCTGAGCCGAGTCCACCATGATGACATCTGATCGCAAAAACTACCGCAGCCCAACCATCACGCTGTGCCAGCCAGGATATAGCCATTGTTCGGGAGAGCTGACTATTTCGGTCGCTGCGCACACCACCTCAGACGGCACAGATGCTCAAGCTGCTGTCCTTTCCATCCGTTCGGGTGGGGCGCATATGCAGCTTTACCCAACGTTCGATCAGTTGGATGCACTGATCGAGGCAGCGGAAGCGGCAAAAGTGGCGCTGGCGGAACGTATCGCCGCCGACGCTGGCATGGAGGTGCAACCGTGACCCGAGCGCTCGGAGCATCGCCGTCAACCCTGCGCTACCGCCCCGAGTCGGGCTCGCTGGCGGCGCGGGTGCTGGCCTTTTTTGCGCTCAACCCCGAGGAAGAGCTGACCAGCGCAGACATCGCGCAGAAGTTCGACGTGGCGAGCAGCTCGCACGTTTCGCCGTCGCTCACCCCGCCCATGGCGCATGGCCTGCTGGCCCGAGGGCCAGGTGGCGCCGGCTATCGGCCCGGGCCCGCGTTTGCCGCGTGGGTTGAGCATCACCGCCATGAAGGCACTGTGCGCGCCGTGGCGCAGAAGCCGCAGCGCATCGCGCCACCGCCGCCGCTTGACCCATTTGCGGTGCCGATTGCGGGCGGCGTGATCCGCCCAACAGGCGGACGCGGGGCGCCGATGACGCTGCAATTCCAGGTATTCACCCTGCTGGAGCGCCTTGAGCCCAACACGCACGCAGAGCTGCCTTGGGCCTATCGCCACCTGATCAGCGCGGCGGCCACCCGCTACCGCAAAACCCACCCCGACCGGCAAATCGGCTGCACGCGCGACGAAGCGCGCGGGGTGGTTGTGCTCAACCGTTACGCCTAGGAGCCCGATCCATGAGCGCCATCCCATCCGCCGAGTGCCATCACACCCACATCGGCAAGCTCTATCGCCCCACTCGCTTTGAGGTGCGCACACCCACCAGCTACAGCGCCCGCCTGCCCGAGCTTGGCCAAGACAGCGCCCGGCTGCAGCGCGCCCTGCTGCACGCCCCGCTCGACGCCATGCCCATCAGCGCCGAGGCCGAGCATGCGCTGTGGGATCGCCTCACCGCCTGGTCTTCTGTGGCCATCATCGTGGCCACGCTGGCCGCCTTGCATATGGGGTGGATTTGAGCCATGGAAAAACTTGCACCCCATCGCAAACTCGGCCTCATCAACCCCGCCGAAGCAGGCGCCCGATCAGCCCGCAAACGCGAAGCCGAGAAAAAGGCCATGGCCCAGCGCTCAACGTGGCAAGCCACCTGGGTGCCGCTTGGCCCAACGCCCGCGCCACCGCGCCGCCCGGGTGCCGACAACTACCTGGCTTATCCCAGCCGCATCGGCGATGAGCGGCGCGCTTATGCCATCACTACCCCCAAGCCATGACACCCCGAACCGACGCCGACGAACGCCTGCTGGCCGCCGCCTACAGGCTGCACCTGCGGCGCCCTGAAGACGTGCTCAACCCCGAGCACACCGTGCTGCGCGTGGCCGTGCGCCTGGCCGACGCCGCCCTCAGCCGCATCCACGCTGAGAGAGCACGCTTGGCGGCGCAGTGCGGCAAGCAACGGGCATGCGGGGATTAACCAGATTCACCGCGTCTAGGTTCCGCGGCCTTTGAACCTAACCTAGGAGCACACCATCCCATGAAAACCGCCCACCGCATCGCCTCCCACCACAAACGCGCCCAGCGCGCCGACCCCACCGCAGCCTTCGCCGCGCTGGCCCGCGTGCAGCCCCTCGAAGAGGCCCAGCGCAACGACCTAGGCCTGGCCTATTGGTCAGCGTGGACGGCGCTGCGAGAAGGCCGCGGCACCGAGCACGATGCCAACACCCTGGCCGTCGCCCTCAACATCGGCCTGGTGCTGGCCGAGCGCAGCGGCAGCGCCGAGCTGGGCGTGCCCATCTTCCAGCGCGCACAAGATGCGCTGGTGATGCTGGGCATCGAGAGCAGGCGCCGCGGCGGCGTGTGGCGCATCAACCCCAATGCCGCCGAGAACATCCCCGAAGCGCTTGAGCTGCACGACCAGCAGATGCAGGCCTGCACCGGTGCACAGATTCTTGCGGCCATGGGCGAGGTGCGGCGGCGCGTGGTGCGCGGCGATGTAGTGCAGGTGGAGGCGGTATGATCCATCCATCCATGGCCCTCTTGCGCCGCCTCACCCACCCAGCAGACCTCGGCCACGCTGTGAGTGCAGAAGTGCGAACGCTGGCCTCCGGGCTGCTGCACAACGAGCCCAATGCCCACGCACACTGGCTCTACATAGCGGGGCCGATGACGGGCCTGCCCAACCACAACTACGACGCTTTCCACGCCGCGCAGGCTGATCTGCACCAGGCCGGATTTGTGGTGATGAACCCAGCCAGAAACGGCCTGCCGATGGGCCTGCAATGGCATCAATACATGCGGCGAGACCTGAGCATGCTCATCGCCTGCAACGGCATTGCGCTGCTGCCCGGCTGGGAGCGAAGCCGAGGCGCCCGGCTTGAGGTGGCTTGGGCCGATGCGCTGCAGATGCCGGTGCGGGCGGCGGCAGATTGGATCAAGGAGGCCTGAAATGGTGACACTGAAAGGCAAGATGGTCGAGATTGGCAACCTCGAAGACGGCAGCGGGCGCGGTTGCAAACTCGAAAGCGATGGGGAGAACATCTCGCTCACCGGCATGACCGAAGACGAATGCAGGCAAGCGGCCGAGTGGTTTGGCGACGACGTTGAAATCACGATGGCTCAACCCGATCGACGCATCGCCCAATCGCAAGGCACGCACCCGGCGCCATGCGCCCGGCATTGTGAGGCCGCGGCCTATGAAATTGAGATACGAGGCCTGCGCAAAAGGGTTCAGACCCTGACGGCCAAGCGCGCTGGGCTGCGCATCGCCAACGATCGCATGCACCGCATTGCCACGATAGCAGCCGAAGAGCTTATCCGCTCCGAAGGCACCACGCCCAATCATCCCGATGAAGTGCTGATCCCTCAATGCCAGGCCGACGACCACATGCTCGACTGCATCGCCCATCTCGTACAGGCTGGCGAGGCCATCGCGCACAAAACGGAGGATGGCTACATCGCGGTCTTGTTCCAGGACTTGACCTTGAGCAGCCTGAGCGCCGACGACAAAGGAGGCGTGTGATGTCCGCCATGCTGACGACCCTGCTACTGTTTGAAAAGTACGGCCCGCGCATGTCGCTCGAACAGATGGGCGACGCCCTTGGCCTTGCAACCGGCACGCTCTACCAGCGACTAGCCCACGGCAAGCTGGAAATCCCTACCTACGTCGACGGGAAAATGCGGTTCGCCGATACGCGTGACGTGGCCGAATATCTCGACAAACTGCGCGAGCAAGCGCGTCGTGAAATGCAGGTGGCGTGATGAGTGGGAACGCACTAGCTCAGGGACGCGAGCCGCTTTGCGGCGAAGCGTCCCCTGGAGCGACGGGTTCGACGGCAAGAGAGGAAACCTAAGCATGGCACTCAAAGACATTGAACCGGAAGGCTTTGACGACGGCATGCGTGCCTACGCGCTGATGACGCGACCAGGCCGGATGTACACGCAGGGGTTCGCGCTCCGCGAATGCGGCGTGTGGCTGTCTGTGGATGGCACGGAAACCATGATCGGCTATGGCGACCCTGATACGGCGCTCGCCGAGGCGGAGGCGTGGGTAGAAGAGCGGCTGGCTAAGGTGCGGCGTGAGATCGCCGAGCGCAAGCGGTGCATGCCGTCGAACGCAGAGCTAAGGGGCCGTCCGCTTGCGGACGGTCCCGCTTGAGCGCCGGGTTAGGCGCAGAGGATGAAGATGAGCATGGCACAACGATATGCGGGCTACCTGGACCGCGAAGCCAATAGGGCGACCACGCCAGTAAAGGCAGAGGCGATGAGGCAGGCGGCGAACAAGCTGCGCGAACTGGAGCGCGAGAACAAAAGACTGCGTGCCGATGCGGCACGGCTGGACTGGTTGAGCGACCCGGACAACCCTGTGGGCAACGTGCAACTTCCGACCCATTGCGTGACCGCGAACCTGCACAGCCTGCGGGACGCGATTGATATGGCGATGCGTGAACAAGAGCATGACGATGCCTAACCCAGAGTTCACCGGCGCCGCAAGGCGTCCGCGTGCAACGCAGTGTTAGGCCTGGCGGCAGATGCCCAGGGCCTGACCACACACACGAAGCCGTGGCCACCGGCCAGGGCGCTTTGAAACCGAGCAGGCCGAAGGCTTGCGGATAGGAGCGATGACATGGGAGTAATCCGCGAAGAGACCGCCCACACTAGCGGCGTAGAACTTATGGTTGTGGAGCGTGCAAAGCATGAGTGCCGCGAGCCGTGGCACTTTGTGCGCCTGGAGATTGACAGCCGCAACGGCTACATGAGCCCAAAGGAGCTGCGCGAACTGGGCCGCTGGCTGATGACTGAAGGCAAGCGGCTTGGCAAACAGTACAAGAGCAACGGCGCCCCAAAAGCACCGGCTGTTGAGGCCTAACGCAAAGCTAACTTGACCGCCACGGCGCGAGCGCCACAACAGAAGGAAGGCGAGATGAACGATGCAGACAACAGGCCCGCCGTGGTGGGTCAAGTTGAGCGACCTGTTAGGCCCGACCCGGAGCGCGCTGCATTTGAAGCGTGGGCCGCGCAACGATGGGGCCGTGAAGCGCACCGACACATAAGCGCCACATGCGCCGAATGGGATGCGTGGCAGGCCGCCGCAGTATCGGTGCGCGAACGCGATGCCACACCCGACCAGATCATTGATCTTTCCGAGGCGCTACAAGTGCGGCGCATTTTGGAAGAGGTCAAGAAGGTGGCGGCGATCCACCCCGCTGCCGACATGCCGACGCCGTTTCAGGCTGCGTGGCAGCAGTGCTGCGAAGAGATTTTCTTTCGGGCCACGGGCGAAGAGTGGCACATGGACGAGGATACCGACCGCTTTGCGCGACGGCCTGCCAATGACCCCAGGGCCTAACACCGAAGTTGACCGGCCTAGGTCCGGTCGGACGCAGAGTTAGGCCTGATGGCCGGAAAGGAAAACTGTGAACGAGCGCGATATTGCCCTCCGTGAAGGCGAACAGAACGCAGCTGAGGCTGCCTATTTTGGCGCCAGATCTTATAACGATACCGAGGATCGGATGCGCGTTTTTGGCGCCGGCTTCCAGCGCGGATGGGACGCCGCCGTGGCTGCAGAGCGCGAGCGGTGCGCCAAGGTGCGAGAAGCGCTGGCCGCTTCTCAGTCCTGGCTGTATGGTCACATAAACGTCGAAGGTCAGGCTGAGCGGCGGCGCCTCAATGAGGAAGTGCTGACGACTTAACGCATCGGCCCGCGATGCACGTCTTCCGGCCGCAGGTTGGTGTATCTCCTCAGGTGCGTCCACGTTTTATGCCCGCTCACCAGCGCCACCTGCTCGATGCGGTAACCGGCCTCGAACAGGCGGCTGATGGCCTCGTGCCGAAGGTCGTGAAAGTGCAGGTCAGGAATGCCAAGCGCCTGGCATGCCCTAGTGAACGCCTTGCTGATGCTCTGGCCGCCAATCGGGAACAGCCGGGCATCACCGCCGCGCGGTAGCGCCTCCAGCAGCGCCCACGCGCCGGGCAGCAGTGGCACCCATTGGTCGTTGCCGACCTTCTCACGCGGGTCTTTCCTGTCGCGCACCAGAATCAGCTTCTTGGCGCGGTCCACGTCGTCCCACTGCACGCGCGCGATCTCGCCCTGGCGCATGGCCGTTTCCACGGCCCACAGCACGGCGCTGGCGTACATCGCCCCGTTCGGCCGCTTCCGCAGGTGCTCGACGATGCTGTGCAGCTCATCCTCGGTCGGTCGCCGCTCGCGCCGGCCGCCGCCGCCGATCAGGCCCAGGTGCTTGAGCAACGGCCTGGCCTGCTGCACCACATCCGGCAGCACCATCCCTTTGGCAGCACCCACCACGCGCAACACGGTGCCGAGCTTGCCGATGTCCATGTTGATGGTGTACGGCCCAGCACCCATGTCCGCGCGCTGCTGCGCGTAGGCCACCAGGTCGTCCACGCGCAGATCTGCCGCTGGCCGATCACCAAGCGCCGCAGCCAGGTGCTGCAGCGTGTAGTGCTCGGTCGAGGTATCGCGCACCGGCCTGGCGCTGCGCAGGTCGCGGTAATCTTCGATGGCCCGCGCCACCGTATACCGCCCGCCCATCACCGCCCGCGCCGATGGCATCACGCCTCGGTCGATGTCGGCTTCAAGCGCCTGTGCCCAGGCCACAGCAAGCGCCTTGGTGGCGAAGGTCCGCGTGTAAACTGCGTATCCCTTGCGCCGCACTTGCGCACGCCAGTTGTCGCGGATTTTGAGTATGGATGCCATGGAGTGCTACGGAAGCAACGCGGAAGCACTGGCATGCTAAAACAACTAGAGACAACGGCAAAACGATAGAGTGACGCGCAACGGAAAGACCCTATAGCTCCCCGTAGTTCAAGGCGAGGAATCAGAGGGATCGCGGCGCGGATGAAGTAAATCGTGTAGCGCGCACCGGAAAATTCCGTGATGCTATCTCGCCGCATCCCAATGCTGGCAGTTTGCCGAAATGCTCAACTTGCACCAGATCGCAAACTCGCCGCGGCACCCGGCTGCTGTCAAGGCTGCGCCTGCGCCCAGCGCCTGATCGCATCGACGCGGGCGGTGCAGGTGGCGTAGAGGGCCTGGGCCTGGGCGATCCAGTCGGCTACGGCGCGTTCGCTGGCGGCGGCAGGTCGGGCCGGATCGGAGGCAGGCTGGGCAGTGGCTGCAACAGCGCTGCCGGTAGGCGTGGGCAGATGCAAGCCGGTGCCTGGGGGCGCACCTGGGGGGTGGTTGAGCACGCGCAAAGCATCAGCGGAAAGGCAAGCGCGGTCAGCGCGCGTCGCGGCGGTGAGTAGGGCACGGGTGGACTCCAATCGTTTGGTGGCGGCGGCGGCGCGGGTTTGCGCCTCGATGATGGCGGCATCGGCCGCGGCTTGGGCGGCTTGCAAGCGCAGAGTGTTGGCGCGCTCGGCGGCGGCGAGCATGTCGGCCGATTGCGCGTCGCGCTTGGACTGCTCGGCGAGCAGGTTTTGCACGCGCGCCTCGGCGCGTTGATGCTCGACCCACGCGCCTGCCGCTGCGCTGAGCGCGAGCGCGGCGGCGATGGCGATCAGGCGTAGGGCTGAGAGGTTCATCGCCCGCCTCCCCAAAGCCCCAGCATCACCCCGGCCACGACGGCGCCGGGGATGACGATACTGGCGAGGTCCACGAAGTCCATCGCATCAGCTCGCGTAGCCGGGCAGCTCGATCACATAGGTATCGACGGCCGCGTTCGGGTTGATGATGGGGTTTTTCGGGTCGGCATCGCCCCAGTCGCTCTGCACCAGGATGCGCGTGCCGCTGGGGCTCAGCGTCACGTTTGGCTGCGCCCAGTAGTTGCTCTGCGGCGCGCTGCTCCAGTTGCCGGTGCTGCGGTGGTGCGCCACGCGGAAGACTTGCTTGGTATCCACGTTCGCCAGCAGCACCTCCTGATCGAGGTAGGTGGAGGCCTGCTTGGGCTCGCCCACGATGCCCACGGCGCACCAGCCTGGGTTTTTCCAGGCGCCCGCGCCGACCAGCGTGCCGGTGCGCGGGTAGCCGTCGCCGGTTTTCTCGCCGATGATGGTGTAGACCTCGCCGGTTGTCAGGTTGGCCACCATGAGGTTGCCGTTGCCATTGCCGTGGGCGTCGTCGTACTGCGTGCCGATCAGCAGGTCTTCACCGGCCGCGTTGACGGCGCTGTCGAGGTGTTCGATGGCGTCGAACTTCACGGTGCGCACGATGTTGCCGTTCAGGTCGAACACGACCGTGGTGTGGTTCGCCCAATCGGGCCAGGCCCAGCCATTGCCGGACTTGAGGGGGAATGGCGTGGTGCCGCGCGCCTGGGCCAGCGGGATGCCGTTGTAGGTTGTGACCTTGCCGGTTTCAGCGTCGAAGCCGAAGGCGTTGAGGCCGAGCTGGCCGCTCACGTTGTCAATGCCGCCTGCGCCCAGGCCCCACAGCTTGAGATCGCCGCCCGAGTAGAACGGATAGCCCGCGCGCACCGGGCCCGTTGCGGGCCAGCCCTTGGCTCGCACGTCGGGCAGGAAGTCGTGCAGCACGGTCTGCACGCCGGTTTCGACGTTGACGGCCATCATGCGCATGACGATGGCGCCGCTGCTTTCGCGGTTATCGATGTAGACCAGCTTGGTCGGATCGGTGTGGCTCCAGTAGAACTGCTCCACGTCGCCGGGGTTGATGGCGAGGAACTTGATGAACGCATAGGTCTTGCCGTCGAACATGGCATAGCCCTGCTGGCCGCCGCTCTGCGCCGTGGTGATGTAGAGCACGAAGCGGGTTTCATCGCAGTTCCAGGCCTGCGTTGTGGGGTACGCGGGGATGGCGGTTTTGGCCTTGAAGTCGGCCAGGCAGTCGGTGATGCGCACGATCTTGGTGCCGGGAAAGTCGGGATCGTCCACGCGCTGGCCCTTGGCTGGCTTGGCCATCGGCGAGAACGGGCGCATCGCTTTGCCGTAGTCGAGCAGGCCAGTGGCAGGGCTGCCTGATGGGGCTGGCGTTGGTGTCGGGGTTGGCGTGGGGGTTGGAGTTGGGGCGGAGGTCGGATCAGGGGTCGGCTCAGGCTGCGGTGTGGGTTCCGGCGTCGGTTCCGGCGTCGGCTCGGGCTCGGGTTGCGCGCCCTGCTCCACCAGCGAGGTCAGCGCGGCGAGGTTGCCGTCGATGCTGTCGAGCCGGTCGTGTACCGCAGCGATGGCCTCGGTGTAGTCGGGCACCGGTTGCGCGGCAGGCAGCGCCGCGATGGCCGCGGCGATCTGCGTCTTGATGAGGGTTTCGAGCCCGTCGAGGTTGACGGTGCCGGAGAGGGCTGCGCGTAGGGTCATGGCTGTGCTCCAGAGGATGATGTTGAGGTGCCGAACCAGTAGCCCAGCACGACGCCGGCCGGGCCGGAGAACGTGGCCAGGGCCGTGGGGAAATTGAGCGCGCCCGTCACCAGCCCGTAGCCCACAGCCGCCAGCCAGGCGAGCACGATGAGCAGGGTCAGCGCAGAGCGCACGTTGAAGGCAGCGCGGGTGGTGTCGGCGGTCATGGCGCATCTCCCATGCATTGCCGGTATTCGGCCTGTCGGCGGCGCGTCAGGCCCGTAAGGGTGCGGCCCGCCTGCTTGTCCCAGCGCAGGATCTGCTTGCACGCGCCCGTGTAGTCGGGCGGCTGTTTGCGCAGCAGCGCGGCCAACGTGGAATGGCAGAACGCGCGCGGGCCGATGTTGTAGGCCAGGCTCACGTAGGCGTCCCATTCGTTTTGCGCCAGCGGCACGGCGCCGATGCACGCGGTGGTGTGCAGCGCGCGCTCCACCGCGCCCACGTCCGCCTGCAGGCGCACCAGGGCGCGCACGGGCGTGGTGGTGTCGCCCGGTTTCACGCCGCGCGTGGCGCCAAACCCCAGCGTGGGCACGTCGTGCGGCGTGGGCAGGTAGGCCACCTGGCGGTAGTTTTCGCGCACCGCCACGCCAACCAGCGCCGCGCCGCTGATGGTCAGGCTGGCGGCGGCAATGCGGATCTTGCGCCAGTCAGCCATCGAGCGTCTCCTGCGCCACGATACGCGCGATCAGCGCCGCCGCTACCACGGCAAAATTCAACACCGCGAACCAACCTCGCGGAATCAGGTCGCCGAACATCGGCAGCACCGCCTCGGCGCCGCTGAGCACACCGGCCACCGCCATGAGTCGGATGCTCCAGGCCCGCCGCAAAATGGCGCGCCACTGCGGGTCCAGCCGCCAGCGCTTCACGATGCGCCCCCGCGCGGCGGCGGCGGCAGGCGCTCGGCCAGCCGGTCCAGCTTGTCTTCGATGCGGCGCTGGCTGGCGCGAATGTCCGCGCCCTGCGCCTGCACGGCGGCGTCCTGGTCGGCGTCGCGGCTCACCTGCATCACGCGGAACTGCTCGAGCAGCGCCAGGCGCTTGTCGATGCCGTTGTACGCGGCCATGCCCGCCGCGAGAAAACCCACGAACGTGAGAATGTGGCCGAGGTTGATGGTAGGGTCGAACCGCGGGCGTGAGAAATGCGGCGGCGTGGGGGTGTCGTGGTCTGGCGTCATGGTGAGGGTCCTGGTCTCGGTGGGGGGAAGTGGTGTAGGTTCAGAGCGCGATGCCCGCGCTCCAGGCGCTGCCGGTATAGGCGGCCAGCTTGCCCTCGGCGACGATGTAGGCCAGCCAGCCGGCAACCGGCGCATAAAACTCCCAGGCCGAGAGGCTGGCGCGCCACACCGCGAGTTGCCCGTCCTTCCCAGCCCAGGCGCCCGTGGCCGCCGGGCCGACAATGTGCCGCTCGCCGGCCGCAGGTGTGGCCGGCGGCGCGGTGAGCGTGCGGTCGAGCACGCCAATCTGCACGATGGCGCCGAGCTTGAGCAGGTTGGCGTCCATCTGCTGGTTCCATCCACTCTCGCCCAAGGCCCAGCCGTAGTACAGGCCGCTGACTGATTCCGTGCTTGCAGGCATGATCAAATTCCCCCGTAGAAGTTGCCGTATTGATAGCCGTAGCCGGCGCGTGAAGTGGTGTGGTCGTGGCTCTGCAGGCTATTGAGGCCCCCGCGCTGGCTGAGCAGCACGGCGCGCAGGGTGCCGTTGGCGCGCGGCTGTGGGCTGATTGATGATTGCCCTTGTGGAGTTATTCCAGAATTATAATGATTCAAGACCTGTGCGGCGCTTAAAACAGACGCATAAAAAGCCGGCTCCGCGATTAATAAGCCGCTTGTTTGGTTATAAGCATTATTAAAATATTGGCCGAGGACAATGCCAGCCTTAGCGACCGCCGCAAGCGTTCCCGATGCGACTTGGGCTCCATCGACATAAAGCACACCCGCCCCCGCTGTTGTTATGGTCGCGACAAGATGATGCCAGGATCCAGCGGCGGGTCGCGCGGCCCCAGTCAGCACAGACCATGCCGTTCCATAGACACCGATTTGTGGATTCGTCTTTGATCCGGCGTTAACTTGGCCGAGGCCCAAACAAAATTCTGAAGCTGCCGCAGAATTAAACAACGTCATAGGCCCGGTATTAAGAGCTGATTGGTAAAACCAGAGCTCAACTGAAAATCCGCCAGCCAAATTTGTTTTTGTTTCCGCTGAATTAATTCCGAAGTCTTTATATGAATTTATTTTTACTGCTTTCCCATTTATAGATCCAGGTATTCCAGGAAGAGCAAGAGTCGGCGCTCCATTAATTGTTAGATCTATGGGGTTCGCTTGACTGTCGGCCCATATCGTCCCTGTCGATTCGTCGAGGCGCCACCAGGCCAGAGGGTTGTCGGCGCCAACGATCGTCGCGTAATCATTAGTCGTCGGCACAATTAAAACTCGCGCCGGCGACGGGCTCACCAGATTGCTCGCCGTGATCTCGTCCGCCAGTGCCCAGGCATCGCTGGTGCCCGTAAGGCCCGTGAGGGTGCGCAGCGCGGTGTTGGCCTCGCCGTACACGGTGAGCGCGTAGCTCACGCCGGTTTCGGGGCCGATGTTCCCGGCGCTCTGCAAAATGAGGTTGTCGGCCTGCTGCACGCGGTCGCGGTGCGACCAGGCCGTGGTCAGCGCGCCCAGAATGGCCTTGGGCCATGCGGCGGCATTGAGCGTGAAATTCCCCGGAGCATAGGGCCGGTTCTGGCGCTGGCCGAAGGTGATGCTATCCACCGGGGCGGCGGCCAGCGTGAGCGTGCCCAGGCCCGTGGTGGTCAGCAGCTTGGCGTTGACGGTTTCGTTCACCGTCCACGGCGTGCGGTCGCGGATCTGCGCGCCGTCGGCCAGCCACACCGTAGCGCCCACGGCGTGCGTGGCGGGCACGGTGTCGAGCATGCCACGGTTGCAGTCGAACGTGCCGGCGGTGGCGTTCACGGCGGTGATCTGCACCACTTCGGCGTCGATGAGCGCATAGCCGCCCACGGTGAACAGCGTGGTGTCGATGCTGCCGGTGAAGGCCACGCCCGCGCTGCTCACCGCCTTCGGGACCGCCGCCGCGAGCTGCACGGTCTGCACCCAGCCGCCGATCTGTTGCGCCGCGTAGGCGCTTTGCGCGCTCGCCTTGCTGTACAGCTGCGCGTTGTAGGCCGCGCCGCTGGGTTTGCCGGCCAGGGCGTACAGGTAACAGTCGGTCGCGGCCAGGTTGGCCAGGTCCGCCTGGCTCATGGCGCGCACCAGGTCGTAATACGGCGCCTCCACCAGCAGCCTGGGGCTGGCCGGCGCCGGCGGCTGCACGGGGTTGGCCCAGCCGGTGGGCTGCGGCGCGGTGTAGCTGGCGGCCGGCAGGCCGAAAACGTCCTCCACCGCGTCGATGGTGATGGCGCCGTCCAGCAGCGTGCCGGTGTCGATGCCGGCCACGCGCAGCGCCAGCCCGGTGATGCCCAGCGCCGGCCAGTCCAGCCGGAACAGCGCACCGGGCAGCAGATTCCAGGCCTGGCGGTTTGTCTTGATCTGCACCCTGGCCAGCGGCACCGAAAGCGTGGCCAGGTCGCGCATGGCCACGCGCGCGGCCAGCGCGTCGTCGGTAATGCCGGGGTAGCGCCGCGTCTGGCTGACCACGCCGCCCTGGGCCTGGATGTTGGCCAGGTCCTGCACGGCCACGCTGGTGTCCTTGCCATTGTCGTGCCGGGTGTAGGTCACCACCACTTCACCCGTGGTCTCGCCCCAGCTCGCGCGCTGGTAGTCCACCAACTCCAGGACGTTGTCGGGGTTGTACAGCGGCAGCGTGGTGGGGTCGTAGCCGCCGCGCAGAAGCGTGAGCGTAAATTGCCCCGTGTCCGGGCGCACCGCCAGCACCGCGCCAATGTGGTCCACCACCATCTGCACGAACTGCTCGATGCTGGTTTGCTGACTCCATTGGAGGTTCAGGCCGAAGCTCTCGGCGGTGAGCTGGTCCGCCGCGGCGCGGAACGCGGCGTCGTCCATGGCGTTGATGGAGTAGCCCATGCCCCATGCGGCATTCGTCAGGCACTCCACCAGAATGTGCGCCGGGTTGGCCGCCACCACGCCGCCCGGCATGGTGATGCTCGCCGCCGTGGTGTACCAGCCCTTCGGCGCGCGCCGCACGCGCACCCACCACGGCTTGGCGTAAGGGTTGTTCGAGCCGATGAACAGTTGCCGCCCGATGAGCGAGAACACGCCCCGGTAGGCCGGCTGCGGCGCGCCGATCTTCGCCACGAGATAGTCGTTCGGCGCCAGCGTGCTTTCGCCCAGCGCCACGTCCACCGGGCCGCTGATGCCGCCCTGGCTCTTGTCGCCGCCGAACAGGCTGTCGGCCGCCAGCGCGAGCCTGCCGCTGGCGGTGACGTTGCCCGTCCACGCGCTGCGTTCGCCCACCACGATTTCGGTCAGCGCGTCCACCGGGCCGTGGCACACGGCCAGGTGCATGCCCATGTAATAGCGGTAGCCGACGATCTGGCTGCCGCCCTTGCCGCCGCTCATGCTTGCGCCTCCGTTTGTGCGTGTTCGCGGGCCACGCGCTCGCGCGCATAAGCCACCACGGCGTGCGCCATGGCGTCGTCGATCTCCAGCAGCCGCGCGGCGGGAATGCCGTCGCGCACGAAGACCAGCCAGTCGAAGCCGTGGCGCGCGGCGAACGCCCGGCCGCCACGCGAGCAATGCTCGAGCGCGCGCAGGTCCGCCATAGTCACGATGAGGTCGGCGTCGGGCGGCATGGTCATGTCATTTGCCCCCGCCCGAGCTTTGAATGGGGTCCACGCGCAGGTCGCCGTACCACACCACGTTGGCGTTTTTCACCAGCACCTCGCCGAACACCACCGGAATGGGCGTGCCTTCCTGCGCCGTGGGCGCCTGCTCCTGGCCCACGGGCGGCGCCTGCGGCGACGGCGGCTTCGGCGCCAGCACGTAGCTGAGCACCATGCTCACGACGAAGATGGCCAGTTGAACCCACATGGTCAGAACACCGTGGCGCCGCCCAGCGGGTTGCTGGTCGGGATGAAGGGGAAACCGCCGTAGTTGGCGCTGTTGGCGAACTTGGCGTCGCACGTGGCCAGCGTGTGGTCGCAGCCGGGCAGCAGCGCCACCTGCAGGCCCACGGTCAGGTCCAGCGGCGCGGCCGAGAGCGTGACGGTATCGCCGGTGTGGCCGGTGATCATGCGCCGCACGCTGGCGCCGCCCGCATTCCAGCTCGCGTAGCCGCCCGTGTACCAGCCGTCCGGCTTGGCCGAGGCGCCCGGCACCGTCACCACGTTGCCGGCGATGGCCGAGGCCGCCGCCGTGAACTGCACCGCCGCGGTGGACGCGCCGCACGGCACGCCGTACAGCACGTGCGGGCAGTTGCGCTGGTACAGGCGGCGCAGGCCGGTGCGCTTGAGGCTGGTGGACACCGGCTCGCAGTGCAGCGTCACGCTGGCCTTGTCGGCCCACTGCGCGCCAAGCACCCGGCCCATCCAGACCACGGCGTAATCGGTGTCCGTCCCGTGGCGGCGGCGCACCGTGAGCAGGGTCACTTCCGAGGGCGGCGCGGCGATGAACTCGGCCGCGATGGCGATGTCGCGCGCGCAGGTCAGGTCCAGCCGCTGCTGGTTGAGGTCGCCGGTCTGCTTGATGGTGGCGCGCTGCATGGGCGTGGCGGTGTACACGTCCAGCCCCAGCGTCTGGTCCTCCTGGGCGCTGGTGTAGCGCCACACGCTCACGCCGCGCCGAAACTCATAGAGTTCTTCGGGCTGGCCCTGGCTGGCGCTGGTCTCGAAGGTGGCGAACGTCATGTGTGGGCTCCCGGCGCGATGCGCCGCCCTCCGCGAGGGCTTCGCCGACCTTCGGAACGGCCGTGCGGTCGGCTCATAGGTCCCCCACGCTGCGCAGGCGCAGGCTCACGGTGGCGATGGTGTCGGTAATGTGGTTGATCTCCACCGCGTCGGCGTCCAGCCGCACCGGGGTGAGGAACTGCACGCTGCGCACGTCCGCCGGCGTGAAGGCGGTGCCCACGGCGGCATCCAGCGCCCAGATCTCGCTGCCGTCGGCCTGCAGGCTGGCGCCGGTGATGCGCCGGTCGATGCGCGCGCCGCTGGCCAGAAAAATGGAGATGTCGCGCCGCCCAGGCGTGCCCACCAGCAGGTTGGCGTAGCCTTGGCCCGCCACGGATAGCGCCGCGTCGCTGGACAGCGCGCTTTGCACCACCTGCGCGTCGTTCTGGCCGCTTGGCAGCCAAAACGGGTTGAGCATGCCGGCGCGGGCCGCGCACCAGGCCCGGAAATCCGCCACCGCCTGGCGGCCGTTGAGCAGCCACGCATGGCTGCGCACCGTGGTGGGAATGCCGGAGAGGTCGTCCACCGCCCAGGGGCTCGTCATGGGGTCGAAGGTGGCCAGGTCGCGCCCGGTGTCCACCTGCACGCCATGGCCCCAGTCGGTGCCGGTGAGGTACACGGGCAGGCCACGGTAATCCGCTGTTTCAGTGGCCGGCAGCAGCTCGGTCCAGGGGTCGAGCAATTGCCACTGCAGCGGCGTCTGCACGATGCTGTCGGTGATGTAGCTGGCGGCGACATTGTTCTGCACCCGCGCCGCGCGCGCCGGCGCGGCAAGCGTGCCGGCGCCGAACGCGCGATCCAGCGGCGTGGCCAGCAGCAGCGATGCGGGCGATACCGTGTCGATGCGCACGATGACCTGCCCCGCCGCATCGCGCAGCGCCAGCAGGCCGCCTGCGGTGTAGTCGCGCAGGGTCGTGTCGAGCGCCACCACGGTGTCTCCCTGGCTGAGGCCGTTGGCCAGGTATTGGCCGTCCGCCCAGATGGGCAGCGCGTAGGCGCGCGCCTGCCAGCCGCGCAGCAGGTTTTCCTGCAGCACGCGGGCGGCGTCGTCGCCCTTGAGTCCCGTGTATTGCAGCTCGCGCCGGGGCGCGGCGCGCAGGCGCACACGCTGCTCCACGCCGGAGCGGCTGCGCAGCACGTTCGTGGCCCAGGTGAGACGCTCCATCACCGGCTGCGCCCAGTTCGGCCCGAACGGCCAGCCGATGATGCGCGTGCCAACCACTTGCAGCACGGGCGTTTCGCTCGGAAACGCATAGGCGTAGCTGGCCGCGATGGTGGGCGGCCCGCTGGTGGACACGCTCAGCGTGTAGATGCGGCTTTCGAGCGTGCCGAACGTGGTCGGAGGCGCCGAAGGCCCGGCAAGCGTCATGCCGTCCGCCCCCGTGGGCGTGATGCTGGCCAACGCCTGCGGCGCGAAATGCCCGTTCCACACCTCGATGCTCTGCACCGACAACCCGGCGAGGCTGCCGACATTGACGATGGCAGGGACGATCAGGATGCGGTTATAGAAGTCCAGCAGGTAGCTCGGCGCCAGGTTGCCGGCCAATGTGCGCGCCGCAGGCACCCCCGGGCCGTGCTGCGCGCCGCCGGTGGCGTCGATGTGCGCGCTGTCGCTGGCGTGCGGCGCCCAATAGTCCAGCCCGTAGGCGTCCACCTGGGCCGAAAGGCGCGCATTGCCGCGCGTGAGCACCATGGCGCCATCGGCACCACTGTCGGCCATGAATCCGGGGAGCGCGACCATGGTTCAAGGCCCGTCGTAAGCCAGGGCGAAGCCCCAGGTGCCGGTGGTGTTCGCACCGCCCTCGCGGTTGGTGGTGTCCTTGCGCCACCACGGAAACACCTTCCACTTCGCGGTGCCGAGCGTGATGATGTCGCCCGCGGTGTAGTTGTCCACCCGCACCGAGCGCAGATGCTCGATGTGGCCCAGGATGCTGCCGTAGCCGTTGGCGCGCGGCAGCCACAGCCAGTAGGGCGTGAGCACGCTCTGGCTGTTCCACAGGCTGGGCATGCGGGCATGCAACGGGTCGGCGTAGGTGGCGAACAGCGGGTAGCTTCCAGTGCCATTGCCGGGCCAGATGGCCCCGTCGAGTTCGCAGTGCAAATACGCGCCATGCTGCTGCGCGGTATCCACGCCGTTGCCTTTATAGAAAGGAGCGCACGGTGGGTAATTTGAACTCCCAGTCTGTCCCGCTGTCGTGACATCCAGGTAGGGCTGCAAGATACTGCTTGCGGATGACGCCCATCCCCCCGCCCAATTCCCCCCAGTCCACGCGCCGTACTTGGTGATGTCGCCGCATCCCAGCCACTGGTAGTACTCGCTCTGATAATTCACTACGCACCACAGCCCCACGGGGTTGGTGTGGGCGAACAGGTGGTAGGTGGCGGGCCATGCGGTGGAGGGAAGCCAGATGTCGCCGCCGATGCCGGGCGTGCCGGTGAGGTTGCCGCTGCCGTCCACGCCGTTGCCGCCCATCATGCGCAGGCGGTCGCTGCTCACGGCGGCGAGCTGGAAAAAGCCGAGGCCCTGGCCGTAGCTCACCACCGGCGCGCCTTGGCCGACCCAGCCATTGGCGGCGGCAAAGGTCTCGATGATGGCCTTGAGGTCCGTAGCGCTGGTGGTGGTGCCGGTCTGGTAGGGCATGATGGTCTTTCAGGCGAGCTGCAGCGCGAAGTAGTCTTTCGGGCCTGTCTTGGCCACGTCCTGCACCACCAGCCACGACACGGCACCCACGGTAACGGTGTTTTCCACCGCGTTGCCGAAGCCCGGCACGAAGGCCACGCCGTCCAGCTCGCCGTAGACGTTCGGGGCGCGGTCGTTGAGGATGACGGGCAGCAGCGGGTAGCTGCCAGCGGTGTCGCGCGGAATGCTGGTCGTTGTCATATTCCACGGCCAGCAATCGGGCGTTTTCCAGGTTCCGTCCACGAAGCGCAGGCGCAGGTTGTTGCGCGTGCCCTTGTAGGCCAGCGTGGGCGCGCTGGCGCTGGTGTCGGAGTAGCGGATGTAACCATCCGTGCTGAGCGGGGCCGCCACCACCAGCGGGTAGGGATACTGCTGCGGCGTGCCGTAGGGCAGCATTTTGCCCAGGTAAAACGTCTGGTAGGTGGTGTCCACCTGCAGCGCCACGGCCACGCGCTGGCCGTTGGCCGCGAACCAGTAGCGCATGGCGTTGCGGCGCAGCGGAATGCCCAGCACGGGGCTGATGCCGGGCTGCGTCTTGAAACTGGAACTGTCCACAAAGCCGGTGAAGCCGGCGCAGCGCCAGTTGTACACGTCCGTCGTGGGCAGGTTGTAGCTCTGCAGGCCGGTGTAGATCTGGTCGGTGCCGGCAAGCCCCGGCGCCATCATGATGAGTTGCGCGCCCACGGCGTGGTTGAGCCAGTACACGCCCTTGGCCTCCAGCAACTCGAACTCGCGCATGCCGGTGTAGCTGGCGTCGCCGTTGTTGGCGCTGACGTTGAGGCGCCACCAGGCGTGCGCGCCCGGCGTGGCCGTCACGGCGAGCTGCTGGCGCTGGCCGGCGGCGGTGAAGGCGATGGCGGTAAAAGTTTGCGCCACGGTCCACGCGGCGCCGTCGTCGCTGTACTCGAGCGTGAAGGTGTAGGGCGTGCGCTGGTAGGTTCCGGGCGCCGTGATGGCGATGGCGCCGGGCTGCACGGCGCTCACGAAATGCAGCGCGTAGGTGCACGGCAGCGCCTGGTTCTGCGCGGTGTACCAGTCGGTAGTGAGGTCGCCGTCCACCGCGCGGAATGCTTCGTTGGGGTTGCCGAGTTGGCTGCTGGCCGCGATCTGGTCGTGGCCGATCCAGCGTTGCTGCGTCCATGCGCTGCCGGCGGCAGCCATGGCCCCTTGCGTGGTGGCGATGGTGAAGCTGTCGCCCACGATGAAGTCGGTGGCGCCATCGTTGATGAGCAGGTCGATCACGGCACTGGTGAAGGGCGTACCCACCGTGGCGCTGCCCAGGGCGCCGCTGACCGAGCCGCTCACCGAGAACGTGCCGCCGTTGACCGCCGCCGCCGTGCAGGAAAGCGTGATGGTTTCTGTTTTCGTGGCCGGGTGCGTGGCCACGTTGCTCACCGTGCCGGTGCCGGTGTTGGCGCCGGCCACGGGGGCGGCGGCCGTGCCGTAGCCGAGCAGAAAAAACCGCAACTGCTGGAGCAAGTCGCGGTCGTCCGTGGCGGAACCGATCTGGTAGGGCATGGTGTGTCTCGCGTCAGGCCAGCACTTGCTTCACGGCGCCGGCATTGCGCTGCAGGAGGTTGACGATGGCTTTTTCGCCCGCCGGGGAATTGACCCACTCCGCCGCCAGCGCCGGGTCCACCACGTTGACGATGCGCACGCTGGGGCCGTTTTGCTGGGCGGCCTGCGCGGCGGCCGGCACGAAGCCGCCCTCGGCGAAGCCCAGGCGCGGCCCGTGCGGCACGCCGGGGCCGTGGCCCAGGCTGTTGATGGCGTGCAGCATGCCCGCGCCCACGCGCTTCACGGCCTGGGCGTTGACCACGAATTCACCGGCCGACAGCCGCGCCGGAATGCTGTCACTGGTGGGGCCGCCGGGGCCGTTGACCATGCCGCCCGAGGCATAGCCCGCGGCGGTGGCGGCGGCTGAGATGGCCGCACCCCAGCCCGAGCCGCCCGCGGCGCCGAAGAATTGCTTGATGGCGCTGGCCGCCAGCGCCTCGCTCGCCATCTTGGCGATGTCGGCCACCACGCTTTGCGCGAAACTGCGGAAGGCGTCGCCCGCGTTGCGCGAGCCGGTGGCGATGTTCTCGAAGAATGTGGCGAGGTCGTTCTGCAGCGCGCCTTTGAGCCGCACCGCGTTGGCGTCCACCACCTGGCCGAGTTGCTCGAACTGCTGCTGGATCTGCCGCACGCGCAGAATGGCGTCCGGGTTGCCGGTGGCGGCGGCGAGTTGTTCCATTTTCGGAATGAGCGCCGAGACCTGCGCGGCGGTTTCCTTGTGCAGCTCGGCGATTTTCTGCTGCCCCTGCGCCTGGGTCAGCAGCCCGGTGGTGACCTGGGCCTGCACGCCCTGCTCGGCAGTCTGCATGGCGGTGAGGGCGCGCTGGTAATCGGCCTCCACCTGCTGCAGGTCGGCCTGCGCGCCGCTCACGTCGATGAGCCGCCGCACCAGCGACACGCCGGACGTGTCGCCCTGCGCCTGCAGGCTAGACAACAGGTCCGCGTACTGGGATTGGAGCTGGCGCTTGGTGGCCTCGCCGGTCTGCCCTTGCGCGCGCAGCAGCGCGGTGCGCACCTGCTCGATCTGGTCCTTGAGCTTTTTCTCGGCGTCCTCTTGGTCGCGCGCGGCCTTCACGGCCACGTCGCCACGCTGGCGCTCGAGCAGGATGATCTGGTTCTCGATCTTGATGCGCTCGGCCTGCGCCGGCGACTCGGCCAGCGCCTTGCGCTGCGCCGCGATCTCGGCGTCGATGGCCTGCTGCTGCAGCGTCACGCGGTCGGCGTAGTACTGCCGCACGCTGACCTGGTGGTCCTTGAGCTGCTGGTCGAGGTCGCCCAGCGCCCGGGCGTTGGCGTCCTTGAGTAGGGCGAGCTGCGCCGCGATGTCGGCCTTGAGCGCCGCCAGCCGCGCGGCTGCGGCGGCTTTGCCGGCGCCGACTCCCGGAGCTATGGGTGGATCGTTGTTTTTGCCGCCCGGCTTTGCTGTCTGCGTTTCCGGCGGTTTCGATGGTTTGAACGCATTGCTCAATTCGAGTTGCTTCAAACGCTGAATTTCTTTTTCAAATTCGACTATTTTATTTTTGGCGTCATCAATGGCCTGCTTTCCAATCAAGGTGCCGCCGTCGCCACCACCCGCGATCTCATCCTGAAGCGAGGAAATGGCATCTTTGAGGGTTTGGATCTTTTTTTCATAAAAATCGGCTTTTTCTCCAAACCCTGTGGCGCCGCTCAACATTTCTCCCAATGCTTTGGAAAAATCGCCGAAATAAGCGGCCGCCTCGATGACTTCGGAAGCCAGGTTTGCAAAACCAGTTGCCAGATCACTCAAGCCCTGAATCGTTTTGGGATCCATGAGTAACTGGGTTGCTTTGTCCAGCGATGGGATCAGCTGAATCGCGATGTGCTGGGCAACCGATTGCATGATGACGCCGAAGGCGTCCATCTTGTCTTTGAATTCCTTGACCTTGTCGCTCGCCTCGGTGCTCAGCACCGCGCCGAACTTTTGCGCCATTTCGGCGCTGTTCTTCAGGCCGTCGCTGCCCATGTTGAGCAGGGGAATGAGGTCGGCGCCGGTGCGGCCGAAGATCTGCTGCGCCAGCGCCGCCTTGCCCGCGCCGTCCTTGTAGCTGGCGAAGCGGTCGGCCACGTCCTTCATCACCGCGTCGGCGCTGCGCAGGTGCCCGTTGGCGTCCACCACCGACACGCCGATGGCCTTGAAGCTGGTGGCGGCCGTGCCGGTGCCGATGGCGGCCTGCGCCATGTTGCGCGAGAGTTTCTCGATGCCTACGCCCACCGCGTCAAGCGTGGTGTTGCTTTGCGCCGCGGCGATGCGGTAGGCGCTCAACTGCTCGGTGCTGATGCCGGTTTTCTCGGCCAGGTTGGCCATGGCGTCGGCGCTTTCGAGCCCGCGCTTGGTCAGCTCGATGAAGCCGGCCACGGTGAGGACGGCGCCCACGCCGGCGAGCTGTTCCTTCACCGTGTCGGCGCTGATGCCGAGTTTTTCGAGGCCGGTCTTGACGCCCTCGATGGCTTTGTCGGCCTGGTTCTCGGCCGTGATCTTGAGCTTGACCTCGTTTTTCTCGGCCATGGCTACAGCCCCTTGCGCAACTCGCGCGTGAGTTTGGCGATGCCCTCGGCGCCGCCTTGCGCGCCGGTGGCCACGATGAGCAGCAGATCGGCCAGGCGCTCGCGCTCCAGGCGCGCGCAGGCGCGGCTGTAGGCGCGGAACATGGGCAGCGTCATGCGCATCACGTCCTCGCGCGCGTGTCCGGCTGCGACGAGGCGGCCGATGGCGACGGCCCATTCAGGGCCGCGATCGTGCGCAGCAGGCTCGGCCCCAGCCGTTGGACGAAAAAATCCAGGTTCACCCGGTAGACGACGGCGGCCAGTTGCAGAAAGTCGTCCATGGCGAGGCGGCGCACCCATTCCACGGGCTTGCGCGTGCCGATGGCCACCATGTCGATGAGGTCGTCGCCGTGCTCGGCCATGATGGCCATCCACTCCACGGGCGCGTCCTTCGCCGCGAACATGGGCTCGATGGCGCGCACCGCGCGCAGCACGGCGGGAACGTCGCCCACCTGGAACGGGGTGATGGACAAGTCTTCGCCGCCCGCGCGCACGGTATGCGCGGCGGGTGGGAAGGCGTCGAGGTCTTGCTCGCTCATGCCGCGCCTCAGATGGTGATGATGCGGCCGAACATGCCCATCACCGCGTCGGCGGCCTTGGTCATGTCGGCCAGGGTTTCGCCGGTGAGGTCGAACGACATGAGGGCGTTGGAGATCATGTCGAGCTGCTTGGTGGGCAGAATGCTCACGCGGTACAGGTCGATGATGACCGGGCTGTTGCTGTTGGCCGTGTTCAGGCCCTCGAACCGCACCCAGCGCTCGGGCAGCGGCTGGGTGAACATGGCCACGTTGCTGTTCGCGCCGTTGGTGTAGCTCACCTTGAACGGCTGCACGTAGGGGCCACCGGTGGTCACGTCGTTGAACACGATGGAGCCGCCGGCGCCGTTGACGGTGTATTGCGCGGGCGGCAGCGTGAGCGGCGTGGTGGGCGTGCTGTCCTTGATGCTCACGGCCGTGACGTTCTGGCCCTTGAGCAGGTACAGCGGCCCGGCGGTGACGCCGGAGGGAAGAACTTCGTCCACCACGGCGGTGCCGCCGGCCACGGTGTTGCTGGTGCCGTACAGCGCGAGGGCCAGATTGGAGGGCAGCAGTTCCTCGAGCGTGCAGTCGAACGCGGCCTTCTTGGCGGTGATGAGCTGCAGGTCCACCAGGCGCTGGCCGGACGTGGCCTCCTGGTGCTCGATGGTGGTGACGGCTGGGCTGACCACCAGCTTGGGCACGTTGCCCACGTAGGTGAGGCCCTGCGGGTTGCCGTTGACATCGCGCGTGCCGATGTAGACCTTGCCTTGTCCTGAGAAATACATGATGGTGCTCCTGGGTGGGGTTGCGTGGTGGGTTCAGGCCGGCGTGGCCGTGGTGAGGTCGGTGGTGCGCGTGCGGTACTGCACGACGTAGGTGGCCGGGATCATGGCCACGGCGGCGTCGGCGTCCATCTCCTGCCAGTCGCACGCTTCCTCGCGCAGCGCCTGGGCCAGGCCGCCCACGTTGAGGTCGGCCATGATGGCGGCATGGGCGGCAACGATGAGGGCGTCCGCCTGCGTGTAGCCGGCCGAGACGTCGAGATTGCGGGCGATGGCGATGACGCGCACCGTGAGGTGCCGGTCCACCAGGCTGTTGCCGCGCGGGTCGATGGCCTCGCCATGCACGTCCAGCGTGAGCGCGGGCGACTGCTCGCGCGGAATGCCCAGCACGGGCTGGCGGAAGAACTGCGCGCCGCCCGCGGTGGCCACGGTTTGCAGCTTGGCGGCCAGGGCCTGCAGGATCTGCTCGCGGATGCTGGCGGCCATGGCTACACCTTCTCCAGCGTGGCGTGGGCGGTGGCGCCGTCGTCCAGGGCGTGGATTTCGCGTACCTGGTAATTCGCGCCGGCGATGGACAACCGCGCGCCGCTGGCCAGCCCCGGAAGGTCGGCCGTGGCGTAGAGGATTTCGTACTCGGTGCTGATGACCTGGCCGCCGAGCAGGTCGGCGCCGGGCGCGTTGAGAATGGCCTGCGCCGTGCGCGCGCCGCCGGGCGCGGCGGCCCAGGTGCAAGGCTGGCCGAAATCGGCCAGCATCGCGGCGACGTCGAGCGTGGTATCGATCACGGCAGTTGGGCCGGTGCGGAATCGGCCGACGGGGCGATGCCCAGCATGCGGTCGACGGCGTTTTCGACGGCCTGCTCGACGCTTTGCGCCAGGGTCTTGGCCTGCGCGGGTGGGTTGGTGCGTTCGAGCTGGTGCGCGGCCTCGCCGATGGCGGGGTCGAGCCGGATGGTTTCGCCGGAGGCGTAGCGGCGCGGGGTTTCGCCGGAAGTGTCGGTGTAGGTGAACCCGGCGCGCACGGTGAAATTGACGGGTTGGGCCATGGTGCGGTGTCCTGTGGGGTGGGTGGCGAACGGGGCCGCGCGGGTTGGCGCGGCCCCTGCTGCATCAGCCCGTGATGGCGTCGCTCATCACCGCGAAGCTCGCGGCGTGGCGCACGCCGATGTCGATGCTTTGCAGCGCGCGGATCTCGATGCCGCCCTGGCGCGCCACGCTGGCCGCGTAGGGGTTGGGTTGCACCTCGAGCACGCCCCACTCGCCGATGAGCAGCTCGCTCCACGCGCCGAAGAACAGCTCGGAGAGGTTGGTGCCGGTGCCCTTGGTGAGGTTGCTGCGCGCCTGGTTGGAGCGCGCCACGGTGTAGCCGTTGATCTCGCCCGGCGTGCCGGTGCGGCCCATGTCGGCGGTGGTCACCCACAGGTATTCGCCGGTCGTGCTCTTGAGTTTCTTGAGCGCGCCCACGGTGCGGGCGTTGCACAGATACGCCAGCGAGTCCTCGGGCGCGTTGGCGGCCATGACGCCGGTTTCCATGTCGATGAGGTTGTCGATGGTGATGGCGTCGCCGTTGGCGCCGGTGCCCACCGAGGTGATGCCGGCGACGTTGGCGATGCCCAGCGGCTGCGCGGCGGTGCCGCTGCCGCTCAGCGCGGCCAGGTCCAGCCCCAGCGCGAGCTGGGCCACCATGTCGGCGCGGGCCAGCATTTCGATGTCGGGCGTCCCCTGCATGAGCATGTTGCGGGTCATCACCGACACGGCGCCGATGGTCTTCATCGACAGGCTGACCTTGTCGAAGGTGCCTTCGGCTTCGGTCACGTCGGTGGCTTCGCCGACCCAGTAGGTGGTGGTGGCGGCGCTTCGGCGCGGAATGTCCACGTTGCCGACCAGCCCGGACAGGATGGTGGCGCCCAGGCGCATGACGCGCGCCTTGTTGCGCAGCACCTCGATGAAGCTGCCGGCCAGCAGCTCGGTGGCGACCAGGGCGCCGCCCGTGCCGGGGGCGCTGGTGGCGTAGGGCGCGCGCACCGCGAACGGCAGGTTGGTGGGCATGTAGAAGCCGTTGGCCGCCTTGCCGGTGCGCTTGGCGATGTCGTTGCTGATTTCGAGCTCGAAGCCGGCGTCCTTCCAGTTGCCGGAGATGGCCGCGTTGATGGCGCGGATCATGCTGTAGCGGGCTTTTTCCTTGT